TATCTCTGACGACACTTGGTACCGCATGATGAAGGAAGACGAAGATTTTTCAGGAACCATAAAGGAAGCAAGAGGGTTTTGTAGGGCCTGGTGGGAGGCTCACGGACGTAAACAATTGGAAAATAAAGACTTCTCCCCTACCCTCTGGTATATGAATATGAAGAACAGATTTGGCTGGGCTGATAAGAAGGAAATAGACCACACCTCTAAGGGAGAAAAGATTGAAGGCTTCACTTATGTTGTCCCTAAAGAAAGTGAAGACGTATGATTGTGAATTGTAAGCTGTGTAACGCCGAGTTCACGACCTACAAGAGTAAACTAGCTTTGGGGCGGGGGAAGTACTGCTCCAGAACCTGCTCAATGAAAGTCACAAACGTAGCCTTAGAGAAGGCTGGTGTAAAAACCAGGTTTAAAAAAGTCCAAACTCCTCACAACTTTGTTGGTAGGTCCCTCAAAAAAGGCACGAACACGTCTTATGTGTTTGTCTACTCCCCGAATCACCCACACAAAAACAAAGACAATAACGTATTTGAGCATCGACTAGTGATGGAGAAACACTTGGGCCGATATCTCAAAGAGGAGGAAGAGGTACACCATAGGGACAGGAATGGTCTAAACAACTCTATAGAAAACCTTGAACTACTGTCACAGGCCGACCACAAAAGGAGACATTTAAAAGAAACTGTCCATAAGCGATGGATTAAAGAGAAACCCCCCGCTCTCAAGTATGTCTAGTATTACTCCTACAATTACCCCGACTAAAAAGCAGCACGAAGCTTGGGGGTTTTTACGGGATGATTCTACTAAGTACATACTTTTTGGCGGGGGGGCTTAGCTGGTGGAGGGAAGAGTTGGCTAGGATGTGAGTGGTTACTAACTAATTGTTATTTTTATCCACAGTCTAAATGGTTTATTGGACGTACAGAACTGAAACGGTTAATGGCTTCTTCCTTTCTCACTTTTACCAAGGTTATTCGTCATCATGGTATTCCAGACGATGATTGGCAGTTGAACGGTCAGTACAATTATATTGAGTTTAAGAATGGTTCTAGGATAGATCTGTTAGATGTAGCTTATAAGCCTTCAGACCCCTTATATGAACGTTTTGGGTCTCTGGAGTATACTGGTGGCTGGTTGGAGGAAGCAGGCGAGGTAGACTTCATGGCCTTTGATGTCCTGAAATCCCGTATCGGTAGACACAAGAACAAAGACTTTGGTATCCCCTCCAAGATCTATCTTACCTGCAATCCAACCAAAGGCTGGCTTTACAAAGAGATTTATAGGAAGAGTAAAGATGGTGTTCTACCCTTGAACACTAAATTTGTTCAATCATTATATTCAGACAATCCACACACTTCAACGGAATATAAAGAGAACCTTTCTGAGATTCAGGACAAGGCAACGAAAGAGAGATTGATGTTTGGGAATTGGGAGTATGATGATGACCCTTCCACATTGATTGAGTATGATGCAATTTGTGATTTATTTAGCAATACTGTTGATGAGTATGATACGAAATATATTACGGCAGACATTGCTCGTCATGGCCAAGATAAAACAGTAGTAATGGTATGGTATGGGTATGAGGCGAAGTTCGTCATGGAATGGCAAGACAAAGGTTTGGACGTCACTGCCCTTAAAATCAAGGACTTGGCGGCAAAGTATAAGGTTCCATTCAGCAAGGTCATTATCGATGAAGATGGTGTTGGTGGTGGTGTTGTTGATATGCTTCGTGGCGTTAAAGGCTTTGTCAACAATTCTAAACCGTTCCTGAATCGTGTTACGGGTAAACCTGATAACTTCCAGAACCTAAAGACTCAATGCTATTACTTGCTCGCTGAATATATAAACAATCACAGACTCGCAGTGAGATGTGATATGACACAACAGGAGCAATTGACTGAAGAGCTCGAGCAGGTGAAGAAGAGAGACGCAGATAAAGACGGTAAACTGAAAATGCAACCAAAAGATAAGATGAAAGAAATGATCGGTAGATCACCAGATTATGCTGATGCGATGATGATGAGGATGTATTTTGAGTTCTTTCAACGACCTGAGAAGGTTATTTCCCCAGCAAGTATGTTACTAGGAACACCGATGACAAAACGAAAAGAAATGTCCACTTCGTATGAATAGTGAGATAGATAAGGACAAATTATTGGAAATATTAGAGAAATACATTGATGAAATGATACCGTATCATCGTATTGAGATAAAGATGGATGATAAACAACGAGTAATAGTTGAAAGAAAGACGAATGAACGGATAGTTTTTTGACTTTAGGCCCCTTACTTTATATACTTACACCAGGCAGCGAAGGGGATTAAGCCCATTGCCAGGTTATTAACCTGGTTTTACTATGCAATTTAACATATTTTCACAAGTCAGCAACGAGATCAATGAGTTCTTTTCGTCTAGCGTGCACATTGCAGGGAATACTGGAGCAACCAATAGAGGACTCCGATCTGCAGGGAGACACGATAGTACAGGCTACGCCCACTCTCAATGGAACACGCTCAATAAGATAGAGATGTACTATAACTCTCAGTTTGAGAGTGGACGAATCGACTCTGAAGGCCAACGTAAGGCCTTTTTGAATATCTGTGCGTTCAGAGCAGATGTAGCAGCCAAGCAAGTAGACATCGATTTAAAGAATTTTGTGTTTGTTCCTGAAGATTCTACGAGTGTTTGGCCAGCGTATTTCGCACAACGACAATTTAGGCTCTGGGCCAAGGAATCTTACTTTGGTGAAGTGATCAACCAGGTAGCACAAGACTACTCTAAATATGGTACTGCTGTATTAAAGAATGTAGGCGGAACCCTTGAGTCAGTAAATCTCCTTACTCTTCGTAACCAGACTGATGCGACAAGTTTGCAAGATGCAACTTTTGTTATTGAAGAGCATAAGGACATGACAGTTCAACAGATCCAAGAGATGGACGCTTGGGACACAGAGGGTCTAGACATGAAATTTGGTGAATCGCAAACCGTTCACGAACGATATGGGGTAGTACCACTTTCTTGGTTTAAGGAACAAAAGGGTGAATCAGTGCAAGAAGGTGATGAGTTCAAGGTTATTGACGCTATGGCAGTTGTTGCATTGAAAAATGACCCTAAATCAAAGAAAGCAGCAGGCGGGAAGGTCCTTTTCCTAGAACAAATCAAACAACGACCTTATCTTGAAGTTCACTGGAAGAAACAATACGGTAGATGGCTTGGTGTTGGAGAAGTAGAGAATCAGTTTGAGAACCAAGTAGTACGTAATTTGACTGCAAACATGCGTCGTCGTGCGCTTATGTGGTCTTCAAAGAAGATCTTCCAATCTACTGATACAGAACTTCCTGCTAACCTTGTGAAAGACGTGAGAGACGGTGAGATCTTGAAGGTTGATGCTGGTGGACAGGTAAGCCAAGTAAACATGCAGACACAGTCTGTTGCAGAGTTTGCGAGTAACGAGGCAATGTGGGAACAAAATAGTAACCAAAAATCGTTTACGTTTGAGGTTGCAACAGGGGAAGCACTCCCATCTGGGACACCGTTCCGTTTGGGGGTCCTGTTGTCGAATGCTGCCAACAGCCATTTCGGGTTAAAGAGAGAGAACATGGGATTGTTTTTCAAGAGAGTAGTGCGAGAATTCGTATTCCCACAGTTTAAGAAAGAATCACGTAAAGAAGCTGTGGTGAATCTAGCAACTGATGAAGAAGGTGTAGCAACACTTAAGCAAGCATTGATCCAATTGCATGCTAATGAAGAGATCAAGAAAGTATTGCTCGGTGGACGTATACCAAATGCAGAAGAGATCAAAGCAGATATTACAAAACAAATTGAAGAAAGAGCGAGCCTATTCATGAAGATTCCTAAGGGATTCTACGAAGACATGAAGGCAAACATTGATCTCGTTATTACGGGGGAATCGATTGATCTACCTAAGAGGATCGAAACAATGACCACATTGTTCAATGTACTTAGCCAAAAGGGCGATCCAAGAGCTGATAAGGTACTGGAGAGAATCGTTGGACTTACTGGGGAGTCCTTTGATGCGATCGCAGGAGCACCTGCCGCCGTGGCTGCGCAAGCCCCAGCAGGAGCCCAGATCGAACAAGCTTTCGCCCAAACACAGCAAACACCAGAAGTTGCACCAGCTATATAATATGAAACTCACTCCACGCCAGCAAAAGAAGCTAAACGCACTAGCGCATAGCTCCTATGGAACATTTCTAATTGAGTATGTAGAGCTCATGAAAGGGGATATAGCCGATGTGAGGAACACCGTGAATGTAAAACCAGAGATTGCAAACGAGGTAAGACTCGCAACTGTTGATCTACTGGAAGAGTTTGCGGTACAATTAAAGAAGTTAGCAGGTACGTATGAACGTCCTGAAGACAGTTGGGAATAACATTTCCCTCGGAGAAAACCGTCCAAATCACCTAGCGGAGAAAACCGCGGTTAAATCACCTTTCGGGACAAAACCTATGGAAAATGACACTGGGACACAAGAGATCACCCCTGAAGGATCTCAAGAGGAGGAAGTTGTATCTGTGGAAGACATGGATTACGACACATTGGCGCAGAAGTATAAAGAAGCTGCTGCCCAGAAGAACCATTGGCGGGATAAAGCTAAGAAGCTTGAAGAACGTCAACCACAAAAGCAGGAACCTCAACCTGTTGCAAAAATAGAGGAACCAAATATATCACCTAGCCGTGAAGATCCAGACTGGAGGCCTAAGATTGACTTTGTTACTGGCAAAGGACGTGACCTCGATGCTGATGAAGTTTCTGAGGTAGTAAAGTATGCTAAAGGCGCAGGTATCTCATACGATGATGCCCTTGAAACTCCAATGTTTAAAGCATATTTGAAGGAACGCCAAGCTCAAAAACGTGTAGAAAGCGCTACTCCATCCGCTTCCAAAAAGAG